AAACTTGAAGTCCGCACACGACATCTGTGTGGAGACGCGAAGATCGACAGGGTGTTCACCACAATTAAACTAAAATAGGAGGCCTTATGGCTTATTCATCCCAGAACTACACGGGGGATAACACCGCATTCGACTTCGCTGTGAACTTCTCCTACCTCGACCCCAGCCACGTTAGGGTCTCCGTCAACAAGGTCCTCACAACCGCTGTGGGGTCAGACTACAAGTTCAGCTTCAACAACCCGACGAGTATCCGCGTGGACACGGTGGTGGGCAATAATCCCGTACCCGCGGGGCTAGAGATCACGATATCTCGAGTGACCCCCATCAACACACCTGCGGTTGTCTTTGGCGGCGGCGCTAGCTTGTCCTCTTCGAACCTGAACAAGAACTCAGAGTACCTCACGTTTGCTCTGCAGGAGGCAACTGATGCCAATGAAGAGTTCACGAAGTTGTACCTCGGTGCATTCGCAACGGACCCCGTAGTTGATAACGAAGGTGACGCTCTACAGGCGGGTGCCGTGTACTACAACAGCGCCGATACTGCGCTTAACTACTGGACGGGTTCAACTTGGATCGTCGGTGAAAGTACGGCTGCGGCTTCTGTCTTTAGGGATGCTGCAGAAGCTGCTCGAGATGCCGCTGTGGTCGCTCAGGCTGCTGCTGAGGGTGCTGCTGCTGCCGCTGCTAGTGATGCTGCTGCTGTAATCAACAGTGCTGTATCAGACGCTTCGGCCAGTGCAACTGCTGCTTCCAATAGTGCAACGGGTGCGTCCAATAGTGCAACCGCTGCTGACTCTAGTGCAACTGCGTCTGCCTCTAGTGCAACTGCCTCTGATGTATCGGCTCAGGCTGCTGCTGCAAGTGCTGCTTCCTTCGTTACGGAGATTGCAACACAGGCGGAGGCGGAAGCTGGTGTCGAGAACACTAAGGCTATGTCGTCACTCCGCGTTTCACAGGCGATTGTAGAGAGTGCGATGGGGTCTTCCATTGGTGTTGGTCAGACATGGCAAGATGTATCCGGATCAAGGGCGGCAGATACCTCCTACCAAAACACGACAGGGCGACCTATAGGTGTTTGCGTATATCAAGGCGACAGTTCTTGGTTCCGAGTATCCGAAGACAACGCAACGTGGCTTACCCTGTTCGTGGCCGACACAGACCAAGATGGGGGCGGTATGGGGGGAATTTTTGTTATACCGGATAACTATTACTACATTGTAACTGTAGCCCTCGGCGGCGGCCCTCTTTGGCATGAATTAAGGTAAGGAAAGTATTATGGAAAAAGGTTTCTACCACCCTGATCGCGGGTACTGGCAGGCAACAGGCAAAGTGCCTCAGAGCGTCTTGGACACATACCCCGAAGGCACAATCGAAGTGGATCTAAAACCATCCGCGCTTCACACGTTTTCCAATGGGCGTTGGGCTTTGGATCCCGCAAAAGACAAGGCGGACAAGGACGCCAAGAAGGCGGCCAAAGATCGGGGCGATGCGGGACGAGCAGCCGCAACACAGGTTCGCGGATCAATTCCAGAGGCGGTGTTTGTCGAGGCAATTAAGTGGGCCTTGAAGCAATGATGGCCGACACCAAACTAATCGGCTTTTGGACCATCTTCTCCTTCATGCTGATGGCACCTATCGTGGCCGTAGTCTACGCCGCGTACTCCTTCGGATACTGGATGCATAACAAAGGATGGCCCCAAGGGGTCGTCTACCCTTATGCACTCCTGTTCGGGGTATTGAACACCCTCCACAACTGGACGGTCTGTACCATCCTGTTTCGAGAGTTCCCTCGGGAGTTCTTCACAACACAGAGGCTCAAACGCCACAAGAACAACCTAGACCCATCAAAGCGAGAACTCGCAGACATGCTGGGTGGCTTCTTGAATGGTCGCGACCCCGGTCATTACTAAGGATATCCTATGGGTTTCATCGAATATCTCATCCACCTTATGAACCAAATAAAGGACGACACTATGACAACACACGTCCAGCCAAACCGTGTGCAGCGGGTCGAACTGATCCAGAAGCACGAGGAGCTCCGCCTCAAGGCATACCTACCGACACCCCACGATGTCCCAACGATTGGCTGGGGTCACACAAGCACCGCCAAGATGGGCATGGAGATCACCGAGGCGCAGGCGCTTGCTCTGTTTCGTAAGGACCTGACTTGGGTTCGCAAGGTGATCAAGGGCCGCGTTAAGGTTCCACTGACACAGATGCAGTACGACGCATTGGCCAGCTTTATCTTCAACCTAGGTGGTGCCAACTTCAAGTCTTCCACACTGCTCAAGCGCCTTAATGCTTACGATTACGCAGGGGCTGCAAATGAGCTCCTAAAGTGGGACAAGCAGCGCCAGAACGGCGAACTGGTACGCCTCCCGGGCCTCACCAAGCGCCGCAGAGAAGAACGTGCGCTGTTCTTAGGAGGAACCAAATGAATAAGACCTACAAACGAGAGGTGGCTGGTGGAATGCTGGTCTTTCTCGGCGTTATGTTCGTCTGGGGTGTTGGGAACGAGGTGGCTATCGAAGCTGCCCGTTTCCTGACCCTCCCGATCTTCACATTCGCTGGAGGTGCCTTCGCGATTGATGCCGTGTTCAAGCAAGGCCCGGCCCGATGATCTCTTTCATCATGTCCCCCCTCGCAAAGCTCATTGTTCCCCTTCTCGCTGCAGCCGCCATATTCTTTATAGGCGCTCAGTGGGTCGCAAATGTTGAGCGAGAGGCCATCCGCGTCAAACAACTCGAAGTATTCGTCAAGACCACGGAGGTCATCAAGAATGTGGAAGTTTCTCCTACCCGTGCTGTTGCTATCGAGCGCCTGCACCACAACGGTTGGGTCCGCTGACGCTATCTGCGACATACCCACCCCTACGTTCACAGAGAAAGAGCTAATACTCCTCTCTGATGAGACCCTGAGCGGTCTCGATGTGTTCGCTGCACAACTAGCAGCGGCCTGTAGCCTCTAAACCACCCCTAGAACCTCCCCATACAGCTCTCTCAGTGCCCTGAGGGTGTTCTAGGCGGCTACCCCCACTCAAATGCAATACATACGCCTCAGTAAGGCTTACAGGAGGCCTCATGGCTCACATCCCAGACAGTGCATTCCACAAGAAACTCAGAGCGGACTTCAAGGTCTTCCTCTGGTACGTCCACCAGTATCTCAATCTGCCCGAACCGACCCCTCTGCAGTATGACATCGCCGACTTCCTGCAATACGGAAAGAAGCGTTCCTGCATTCAGGCGTTCCGGGGCGTGGGTAAGTCCCACATCACTGCCGCATACGTCGTCTGGAGGCTACTCTGTGACGCCGAGGCGAAGATCATGGTGGTGTCGGCCTCCAAAGAGCGAGCCGATGCCTTCTCGACCTTTACACAGCGTCTCATATGGGAAATGGAAGGGATCGAGTACCTCCGTCCTAGCTCCGACCAGCGTCAGTCCAAGATTAGCTTCGACGTAGGCCCTGCGACAGCCTCTCAGTCCGCCTCGGTCAAGTCCGTGGGCATCACCGGCCAGCTTACCGGCTCCCGCGCTGACCTGATCATCGCCGACGACATCGAGGTGTTGAACAACGTCTTCACACAGACCGCCCGGGATCGTCTCTCGGAGGCCGTGAAGGAGTTCGACGCGATCCTCAAGCCGCTCCCTACGAGCCGCATCATCTACCTTGGTACACCCCAGACCGAGGACAGCCTCTACACCAAGCTCCCTGAGCGTGGCTACGATCTCCGCGTATGGCCAAGCCGTATGCCCGACGACAACGCCAAGGAAGGCTACGGTGACACCCTCGCTGAGTACATCACCAAGCTCCCCTACGCTGTGGGGCAACCTACCGACCCCCTACGCTTTGACGATAGCGACCTGATCGAGCGTGAGGCCTCCTATGGTAAGGCTGGCTTCGCGATGCAGTTCATGCTCTCAACCTCCCTGAGTGACACCGAAAGGTTCCCTCTCAAGGTCCGTGATCTGATCGTCATGCCGATCGACCCGGAGACAGCACCTCTCAAGTTGCAGTGGGGTCCACTCGAGGACCGTGTGTTCCGTGACCTGCCCTGCGTTGCCATGCGGGGCGACCGTATGTTTCCACCTATGAACGTCGGGGATATCACCTCGGAGTTCACCGGAAGCATCCTCGCGATTGACCCTGCGGGACGGGGTAAGGACGAAACAGGCTATGCCGTGATCAAGATGATCAACGGTTACCTCTACGTTCCGGCGTGTGGTGGTCTCCAAGGGGGCTACGACAAGGACACCCTGTCCGAGCTTGCCCACATCGCCAAGAAGCACAAGGTGCATGAGGTGATCTACGAGAGCAACTTCGGTGATGGTATGTTCGGTGAACTGCTCAAACCAATCCTCGCCAAGATACACCCGTGTACACTCGAGGAGGTCCGTCACTCCACCCAGAAGGAACGTCGGATCATCGACACCCTCGAACCTGTGATGATGTCCCACAAGCTGGTCATCTCCCCAGAGGTCATCGAGAACGACTATCGGACTGCCATGAAGTATGAGCAGGCTGTGCGTCAGTCGAAGATGCTGATCTACCAGATGACACGTCTGACAGCTATGAAGGGTTGCCTCCGCCACGATGACCGGTTGGATGCCTTGGCTATCGGGGTGGCTCGGTTCACTGAGCAGATGGCAAGGGATGAAGAGATGGGTATTGATCAGATCAAGCAGGATGCTCTGGACAGTGCCCTCGAGAACTTCATGGACAATGCCTTCGGTCGTCTTCCAGCTACTGCTGGGAACACGTGGATGTAACGCTCTGCTGGACGCTACGCTGGACGCTCTGCTGACCCTCAGGGGGTCCCTAAGAAACCTAACGATAACAGTAGGATGAATTAGGGACCCCATGAAGATAAGATATGGCAGGTTAACCTTAAGTATACCTCCAGTTCTCTATGAGTTAACTTGAGGTACACTCTGGGTACACCTAGGGTCCACACCGGGTACTGCCTAGGTGGTGAGACCAGAGACTAAACGATTACTTCAAGTATCTCCCCTCGGTGTACCTCAAGTGTACCCTCGGTGCAGCCACCACCAGCAACCACCCCCACCAATAACTCAAGGATACCCTGAGACACCTGCAGTTGACTTTGAGTGGACCCGGCTAGTTTTGGGAGAAATATCTGAGGGGTCTATAATACGTGATCCTTCCGCCGCCACCCCCCTTGGGGGCCTCGAGAGGGCCGAAAGCAAGGCAATGGGGACGGGGGGCACGTCCGATGTGACACCGATGACCACGCAAGGCCTTGTTTGCATGGTCCCACGCGGTGGAAACTGACCATCGGTGACGAGGGGTGACCTCGAGTTGGGTCCGATCCGGTCCTATTCGTATGTGTGTCTTCATGCCTTTTGTGTGATAGTATAACACCAGCCTCGCGCACACCTGACGCACACCTGACGCACACCTGACGCACACCTGACGCACACCTGACGCGCACCACGCGCACCACGCGCACCACGCACACACACACACACACACACGCACCCACGCGCACCCGAGCGCACACACGGACGCGAGCGGGGCGCGGGCAATCTATCTCTGATCACGAAAGGATCACTCGAGATCCGCCTAGGGTGATTCGTTTT